AATTGGCTGGGATCGCTTTGGTCGGCACGTGATTGTCAACGGAGGGTGTCTGGTGGACCCGGCAAAGTTGGCGTATGTGTCACTTGACGACAGCAAAAGCGCCGCCATGAAACAAGGTTTCGTTATGCTGAGGGCGGGCGTGCCGTATATTTTCGGGCGCTCACCCATAACGGATTGGTCAAGATGGTTGTAAAAGTGCTACTCGCAGAGTTAGACGGTTTACTTGCCCGGATTGAAGCGGGCGAGACAAATAAGGATGACGCAAACCTACTCAGGGCGATCATCCAGCAGATGCAAGGCACGATCAAAGCGCTAGAGGAGTTAGTCGATAATGACAGATAGCAAGGCCGCAAAACCGGACATAAAAGTTATCGGGCAAGTCTACAAAGTACAGACGCTTGTAGACGGTGGTATCAGGCTCACGCTTGACCTGCCCGAAACTGCCGTAGATGTCATGGGTAAACTGGCGGCGTATCAGATCAACGCAATACCTGTGCAGGCGATATTCAAACCTGCCGGAGGTGACAAATGACAGACAGAGACGCAGGCGGCAAGTTCGTCAAAGGGCACTCGAAGCCCGGCCCAGGAAGGCCAAAGCGGGCGACTGAGCAGGAGTACCAAGATATCCTTTACGAGGTGATACCGCTTGAACGCTTTCGCAAAATCATCGAAGCGCAGGCCAAGCGGGCCGAACGTGGTGAGATTATGGCATTTAACGCCATCGCAAACCGGATTCTGCCGATCCTTGAACGGCGGGAACATACGGGCGAAAATGGCAGCGCAATAAAAATTGAGATCATCGACAAGACCGATGAACACGATACAAATTAGCCTCCCAATAATGCATAATGCGCAGCGTACCATAAATAAATGTGGTACGCGTTTTGTCATTATTTGTGCAGGGCGGCGGTTTGGAAAAGACATCCTGCTCGAACGCAGGGTAGCGAAGAAAGTATTAGCGGGCGGGGTGGTCGGCTTTTTTGCCCCCACTTACCGCATGATGCAGGACAACTATCGAGACATCAAAAACCTGTTAGCGCCAGCCGTTACCAGAGCAAGCGAGAGCGACCACCGTCTCGAATTGGTGACAGGCGGCAGGGTTGAAATGTGGTCGCTTGATAATGTGGATGCTGCAAGAGGGCGCAAGTACGATCATGCCGTTATCAACGAGGCGGCTATGGTGCGCAACTTATCCGATGCCTGGAATATGGTCATCAGGCCGACACTCGCAGATCGTAAAGGGAGCGCAGACCTTGCAAGCACCCCCAGAGGATTGAACGATTATTACCGCATCTGGCAGCAGGCGTCAGACCTGAAAGATTGGTCACGCCATCACTACCGCACAGACGATAATCCATATATTGCGCCAGAGGAAATCGCCGCCATGCGTGCCAGCCTGCCCGCCAGGGTGGTCACACAGGAAATAGATGCAGAGTTTGTCGAGGATGGCGCATATTTTCAGCGCATCGCAGAGCGGGCGATAATCGCACAGCCTGACAGGCCCGATCAGCACACAGGACATTACATAGTCGGCGGGCTGGATTGGGCGCAGTCGAGCGATTACACCGTATTGACATTAGGGTGTCGAGACTGTAATCGGGTTGTGGATTGGGACAGGTTCAACAAGATTGACTATTCTTACCAGCGCCTGCGAGTGCTGGAGATGTTAGGCCGCTGGAACGTGGCTGGCATCCTGCCCGAAACGAACAGCATCGGCGCACCGAATATTGAACTACTCAGGGACAAGGTCGCCATAATTACGGGGCCGGATGGGAAACCAGGCTTCACAACCACCGCAACCAGCAAGCCCGCCTTGATACAATCTCTCGCCAGCGGATTAGAGCATGACGGATTCGGCGTGCCAATAGAATATGCTGATGAACTGAGAAGTTATCAGGTTGAATATGGGCGATCAGGACACCCGGCCTTCGGCGCTCCCGATGGGCAGCATGACGATAGAGTAATAAGCCTCGCCCTTGCATGGTGGGCGATGACAAGCACGACAAACTGGCTAATGAGTTAGCAAGAGGACAAAACACAATGGCAAAGATATTTATGACCGGCACGAAGGGAGTAAAGGGCATCGACCTTCCACAGTACCCCGATGAAGCCTGGGATTGGATCATCGGCAAGCCCGAAGGCGACACAGCGCTTTACAATAGCGTGGCTTTTCTCTATCGGGCAATAAACCTGACCGCTGGGGCTGTGGCTGCTATTCCGTTTGCCATTGTGGATGAGGCAAGCGGCGAAGATGTAGACACCTCTGCGACCTGGAAGAACCGCCTCGGCTTCCTGCCCAACCCGAACAAGATCATTCAACTTGTCGAGATGTCGCTCATCATGTACGGTCAGGCTTATCTATTCCGAGAGCGCAACCGAGTTCGCACACTTGGCGTGCGATACGTCACGCCGACCAGCATTACACCCCTGTTTGATCCTGCTCTGGGTGTCAAGGGCTTCAAGCGCATGGTAAGCGGAGAAGTGCGTGACCTCGAACCCGCTGACCTGCTCTATTTCTGGGAGCCCGACCCACGTGTCGAAATCGGGCCTCCCCTCGGCTGGCGCATGACTGCCATGCTTGATGCCGCAGGGCTTTTGCGCTGGTATGACTATTTCGTGAGTGAGTTTGCCAAGCGCGGCGGCGTGCTGCCGACCATGCTCATGGTCAAGGGTATTCCAAACGTGCAGGAGCGTGAACGTGTCGAGAACTACTGGGATCGGTTTATTCGCGGCACTTTCAGGGTGGCGGGTAAAATCTTCAACGGTGACAGCATGGATGTCAAAACCGTTGGCGAAGGGCCTGGCAGCATGGGCGACACAACCCTGACCGCCGATAAGCGCTCCGATATCGCCGTAGCCGCTGGTATCCCGCTCAGCCTGCTGATGAGCAACGCCGCCAACTATGCCACAGCACAGGCAGACCGCAAGAACTGGTATCAGAATACTGTCGTTCCTGAGTGTAACTTTATCGCTGGCACCATCAATGCACAGCTTCTGGGGCAGGTCGGTATGCGGCTTGAGTTCAGGCCCGAAACGCTGGACGAGTTCCAGGAAGAGGAAACGCAGCGGGCCGCAGCCTGGAAGACCTATGTCGATGGCGGTATGAAGCGAGACATCGCCGCTCAGGTAGTCGGCATCGAACCTCCCCCAGGTGTCGAATATGATGAGATGTTCGAGAATGACGATATTCCAGAACTTCCAGCGCCAGCCGCAACCCCAGCGCCGCAGCTGCCCGAAGAGATCGACATCGAGGACAACATCGAGGACGCCGCAGAGGAAACGCCAGGCGCTCCAACCATGAGCGCACAGGCATGGGAAGACCTTGAGACATGGCGCAGACTGGCGTTGAAGGCCATCAAGAAAGGCGGCTCACCTTCGTTTGTTTTCACCACCGCTGAAATCCCAGCGGGCATTTACCAGACCATCGCAGGAGGCTTGCAGGCGGCGCACGACACCGAAACCGTAGCCAGGGTATTCGATGCAGTTATCTCAGGCAGGGCCAGTCAGACCGACCAGACCGCAGAGGTCAAGGCACTATTGGAGGGCATCCGCTTAGGCGTGGAGGCGCTCAATAAATGACACAACTCAAAGCCGCAATTGAGAACGCTATCCTATGGTTTGAAGAGCGGAATATACCCATTGACGATGACCTGCTGACGGGTTATAAAGCCCTGGAGCGTGACAGACGGGAACCAGGGCGCAGGCGCAAGGCAGAGTTCGAGCGCAAGTTATCCGCCCTGATGAAGCGCATCTTTCGCAGGCAAGCCGGGCAGATTGAGCAGCGACTACAAACGGTGGTCAAAGCGAAACCGCCAGACTATACCGATTGGTTTGATATTGACCCAGAGGACGAGAGCGACCTTGTAATGCTATTCACCTTAGCGGCGCAGGATGGCGTCAATCTGTTTGGAGATCAAATCGGCATCGGCTTTGACCCAACCCTGACCAACGCTGAAGCGGCTAAATGGGCACGTAAATACACCGTAAATTTTATCGAGGGCATCACCCGCACCACAGGCCAAAAGCTGGCGGAGGTTATCGCCATGTTTATCGAGACGCCCGGAATGACCATCGGCGATGTGATGAAATTGCTGCCGTTTGACGAAGAGCGGGCTTTGACTGGGGCGACCACAGAGGTTACCAGAGCATACGCCGAAGCCAACCAGATAAGCGGGCTTGAGATGGCGAAAGAATACCCTGACCTTGAAATCACGAAGACATGGTTTACGAATAACGATGACCTTGTCTGCCCTATTTGTGGCCCGCTGAACGGCAAAGAGATCCCGGTCGAGATGGCCTGGAATGCAGACGGCGACCCAACCAGCGCAGCAGATGGGATATATACCCCGCCCGCTCACCCACGTTGTCGATGCTGGACAGACTACGGCACTCGCACAGGGAGGTAATATGTCAGGCTTTTTCAAGATCGAAATAACCGATGCTGACAAGCTGACCGCCGCCTTGAAGCGTTTCCCAGCAGAGACGCAAAAGGCGCTTGAACAGGCGGGGCACGACAGCGCACGCCTGATACTTGAGGTGGAAGGTTTGCGGGCATATCCGCCAGCGACTGCGGCGAACTCGCCCGGACGCGTGCGGGAGGTGATCTTCGGCACAGGCAGGCGGGCAACTTTCAGGGTTGGGTATTATGTGCGCGGAAGAGGTGCATTCGTGCCGGTCAGGGGTGGCGAATATCGCTTCCTGGCCAACTCGGAGCGCTATGGGTCGCAGTGGTACACACGCAAGATCAGCGGCGGGGTTGAGATCGGCAACCGGGCCTCGTATGCTCAGTATCTCGCAGGCGACAATCAACCTGATTTTATGGCGGCGATTGGATGGCGCAAATTGTCAGAGGTGGCGGGTGAAAAGCTGCCAGAAATCACCGAACTGTACAATGACCGGATAGGGCAGTTGTTGGCCCGGCTGGATTTGAATTGACATCGGGCCGAATATCCTGTACAATGTTCATTAGTTGAATATTGGCTGACAGCCGCCCTCAGGTGAGGGAGCGAAACAGCTTAGCGTGACGATACGAAACACATCGGCGCAGTTTACCCGCAAGGGAGACTGCGCCTTTTTATTTGAGGTGAACATGCCTAATAATGTACCGGAAGACCTGAAAGACAAATACGACAGCTGCGTTCAGCAGGTAATCGAGAGCGGCGAAAGTGAAGAGGCCGCATATCCAATTTGTTATATGTCAGTTGTCGAGGGTAAGAGCCTGGCGCACGCCAAAGCTTATTATTTCGAGAGCCTGAAAATTGGCGCACGAAACAGTGGGAACGATGCAAAGCGTCTCCAGGATATCCACGATTTAGCCGTTGAGAATGGCGCAAAGTGTCACGACACTTACCCCGCCATGATGAGCCTGGAAGATGGTCTGGTAACGTTTGGCACAGCCGTCAAGGCCCTGGATAACGGCAGGGTTGGCGGATACCTTGTCAGATTCAGCACCGACAAAGACCCAGACCTTGCAGGTGATTTTTTCACCCCTGACACCGACTTCGGCAACCACAAAACCGCCGATGTGTATTACAACCACGGACTTGATGCAACCCTGAAGCGGCGCAAAATCGGCAAGGTAGACCTGACACCTGATGACGTTGGCATCTGGGCCGAAGCGCAACTCGAACTCAGGGACGAATACGAGAAGGCGATTTACGACATGGCAAAAGCTGGCAAGTTGGGCTGGTCCAGCGGAACAGCCTCGCACCTGATGGAGCGCAAGTCGGTTGGCAGCGCCCAAATGATAACCCGCTGGCCTCTCGGACTTGATGCCAGCCTTACACCGACACCCGCAGAACCCAGAAACGGGGCGGTATCAATCAAAAGTTTACTTCCGGCAGAGGTGACAGGCGTCACGCTGGAAGATGACCCACAAGCTATCAAAACCACGAATGAGGTAAATATGGAACTCTCAGAAGAAAAATTAGCATCCATGCTTGAGGCGGCTGCAACCAAAGCCGTTCAGGCTGCACAGCCTCCGATCAAATCGGCTGGCTTTGCCACTGGTGCGGCCGAGGTTGTAAGAGACGAAGCCGATCAGCCGTTCAAGTCCTTTGGTCATTACATGCAGGCAGTCGCCCGCGCCGCAAACGGCAGCGAAGATGTGCGCTTGAAACCGATGAAAGCCTCCGGTCTGAACGAAGCGACCCCTTCACAGGGTGGGTATTTGGTGTATCCTCAGTACGTCAATCAGATCGTGAACAAGATGTATGCCACTTCCGGCATCCTGAACGCCGTGCGCTGGTTTGACCTCGGCCCGAACTCCAATCGCCTGATTATTCCGGCAGTCGATGAAACCTCCCGCGTGGATGGCTCCCGCCAGGGTGGCGTCTTATCCTACTGGATGGCCGAAGCCGCAACCAAAACCGCCAGCAAGCCCAAGTTCCGCCAGATGGAAATCATCGCTCACAAAGAAGCGGCACTGGTTTACTCGTCCGATGAACTCCTACAGGACGCAACCGCCCTCGAAGGTTATCTCAATCAGGCTGTGGCTGATGAACTGCGCTTCCAGGCTGAGGCCGCAATCTTCCGCGGCGATGGCGTTGGCAAGCCTCTGGGATGGATCAACTCGCCCTCTCTGGTGACTATCACCCGCGACACCGGCAGCAAAATCCTTGCCGCTGATGTAATCGGCATGTGGACACGCCTCTGGCCGTCCTGCCATGCGAATGCAGTCTGGTACATCTCGCCCGAAGCGTCTGCACAGCTTTACCAGATGTATCTGACCAGCTCTCTGGCGTTCCCCTTCTACACCATCGATCAGGCTGGCGTTACCCGCATGTTTGGCCGTCCGGTTATCGTGACTGAGTACGCCTCGGCCCTGAACACCACCGGCGATATCATGCTGGTTGATCCCACTCAGTATTTTGCAGTCCGCAAGGGCGGCGTTGAAGCGGCATCGAGCATCCACGTTCAATTCGTGACTGACGAAACCGCTTACCGGTTTGTCTGGCGGGTCGGCGGGCAGTCCAGCTGGTCGTCTCCTGTGACACCCTACAAGGGCAGCTCTACCCTGTCCGACATTGTTGTTCTCTCTTCAGCTACCTAATAGGAGGTATTAGATGGCTATTCTTCACAACCTTGACGAACGTACTCACATCGTCCCGCTGATCGCTCCCGTTGATGCTGCCGCCAACGCAAAGACTACCGGCTGGGTTGATATGAGTAAATACAACCAGGTGCAGTTCGTGACCTTCTTTGGCCTCGCTGACACTGTCGGCACGATTGGCCTTGAGCAGTGCGCGACCGCTGACACCACCACCGCAACCGAAACCGGCCTGGGCTTTTTCTACCGCCTGTCCGGTGCGGTCGCATCGGACACAATGGGCGCCATCACGCACGTTGCCAGCACTGACACTCTCGCCACTGCCGCAACCGATGACAGCGTGATCTTCACCATCGAACCCGATCAGCTGACCGATGGTTACAGGTTTGCCCGTCTGGTATTCACTCCCTCCGGTACTTCCGCTTCTTGTCTGGTCGGCATCCATGCTGTCCTGATGGGCGCACGCTACGCCGGCAACGTTATGGTATCTGCTACCTAAGCGACAGTAGGTAGGTAATGGGGAGGTGGGTAAATGCCCATCTCCCCAAAGCTGGCCTTGTCGAGAAAGAAACTACTATGAAAACTGTCGCCATCGTAGGAAGTCACCCAGCAACCCGCAATAATGCGCCCTGGGACAATCAATCAATAGATATCTGGGTATTCAACGAGGCTGCGAACGAAGCCTGGGTAAAGCGCTGGGACGCTTGTTTCCAGATGCACAAACCTGTTATCTACTCTAACCCGAATAATCGGACTGACCCCCATCATTGGGATTGGTTACAGCGTGACCACGGCAAGGCAATTTACATGCAGGCCGCAGATCCGCTTGTGCCAGGCTCAAAGACTTATCCCCTCGACCTGATTTCTCGCCGTTTCCTGAACAAGTTCACCCGTGGAGACGAGAAGCGCAAATTACAGTACTTCACTAACTCCATCTCATACGCCATCGCCCTGGCCATCTTTCTCGGATATGAGCGCATTCTGCTCTATGGGGCAGAGATGCAATCAAATACAGAATATTCTTACCAGCGTGATAACGTGGCGTTTTGGGTGGGCGTTGCGGCAGGCTACGGCGTGAGTGTCGAGATACACTCAGCATTCAACTTATTCGATCAGCCGATGTATGGCTATAATGGCGACCTGACCTACACCGCAAAGATGTTTGCGGACATGGCAGACCAGTATCGGGAAAAACTGACTGAGGCGCAGGCGAACCTGACCAAAGCGAACGAAGCACTAAACGGCATTGATGCCACAAATACGGAATTGATGCAGACCTTGATGAAGGCGGCATTCGATGCCAATGCCGAACTTGGGCAGATTGAGGGCGCTATCACTCAACTTGATGCTTACGTGAAAAAGTGCGAGGACATGGCGAACCGAGGCGGCGAAGCGCTCATCAGCCGGCAGGAATTTGAGTATAACGCCGCTGTCGGTAATAATGCCTTCAGCGAGCATAAAAGCAATATTGACCGGATAGATGGGCAGTTGTCTTACCTTTACGGCGTCTTTATCACGACAAAAGACCAGAGGGCCATGATGAACTTTGCGCAGTTGTCCGCAAGCGAGCATAAGCTGGCGCAGGCGATGGGGCGCTCATATGGTCAGGCGGTGGTCAATACCGAATTGATGATTGACGCAGACAAGCGGCTGAGAGCAGCAGGCGGCGCAAAGTCGTTCGAGGCTCAAAAAGCACAAATGGCGGTAGCATGACAGTACAAAACGGATATATAACCCTGGCTGAATTCAAGGCCAGTTTAGACATTAGCGACACCGACACCACAGACGACAGCGCTCTGGAGCTGACCATCGAGCGAGCCAGCAGGTCGATTGACGGCTACTGCGGGCGAGCATTCTATCCTGAGCGCAGGGTAAATTATTTCGATGTGCCACAGGGGCGATGTTTGGACATGGGATTATATGACTGCCTTGAGGTTGTCACCCTGACCAATGGCAGCACCGGCACACTCGCTGCAAGCAATTATCAAACTTACCCTTATAATCAAACGCCATTTTACGAGATCCACCTCAAGCCGACAAGCGGGATCATCTGGGAAAGCGACACAGACAGCAACCCCTATGGGTCAATCTCGATTGACGGCGTCTGGGGTTATCGGCAGAACTACGCCCGCGATGGGTGGACATCTGTCACCACATTGGGCGCAGCGCTTGCCAGCGACAGCAGCACCGCAGTTCTGACGGCTGAAAATTCGTTCGTCCCTGGCGACCTGATGAAGATTGACACGGAGATGATGTTAGTCACCGCAAGCGACACTTCAGGCGCCACGATTACCAGGGCTTATAACGGAACGACAGCGGCAGGGCATCTCATCAATGCGCCCGTGTACCGATTTACCCATGAGCAGGTGGTAAAGCAAGCGGCATTATTGCAGGCACAACGCTACTGGAAGCGCAAAGATGCCCCCTTCGGCGTGGCAGGTGTAAGCCAACTTGGGCAGGCGGTCGCCATCAGTGCAATTGATCCTGATATCACGTTCCTGCTTGATCCCGCTCGGAGGCTATTCTGATGGCCGATCTCAGCGCAGTTATCGCACAGGTCGCCACAACTCTGGCGGGAGTGTCGGGCATTCGCAAGGCTCCGGTCAACCCAGAAGAGCAGATGAACGTATTTCCCTTTGCGGTGGTTTATCCGCTGGAAGGCGTAAGCACTTTCGGCACGCCTGGCGAACGGCTTGCGCTGGATAGCATCGTTATCGAGGTACACGTGGCGCGCAAAGACCTGCCCAGGGATGTGGCGACCTCGCTCCCATTTGCGGACAGCGTTCCAGCGGCATTGATGTCTGACATGACAGCGACACAATGGGCCGGCACGATTGACACGTACGAGGCTATCAATTGGACATTTACCGCTCTTGGATGGGGCGGAATTGAGACACTAGGCTTTAGGTTCACGATCAGCGGCATAAAGCGCCGCATATTGTATTAGGAGGCTTTATGACAACTGGTATTCGAGCATTACAGAAAATCGGTCTCGGGATTGAGAGTACATCAACCCCGGGCACATTGGTGGTATCGTCAACCCGCTGGCGTGGAATGGGCATGCTGCAGGACACAATGGCGACAGTCTTTCCCGAAGAGGCAGCGGGCAACTTGGGCGGGTCTAACTTGCAGTACATCTCCCGCTATGGCGGCGAGGTTGAATTGACGCAGGATGCCACATTCGAACAGCTCCCCTACGTGCTGACTTGCGGAGTGACCGCTCTCACAACTGGCGTGCAGGATGGGGCAGGGTCGGGCTATGTGTACGCTTACCCATTCGCGACCACAGCGACTACCGATGTCAACACCCTGACGATTGTCGGCGGGGATAACATCGCCCGCGAGAGTTTGGGTTATTCTTTCGTCCCCACTTTCAGCCTGACGGGCACGGGCGGCGAGGCTCTCCAGTTGTCTGCGACTTTCCGCGGCCAGCAGGTCGCACCGTATGTCACAGCTGACACAAGCACCGTACCGGCTGTTGAACAAATCATCTTCAGCAAGGGCAAGTTGTACATCGACACTGACACCGGCACGATCGGCAGCACGCTTGTATCGCAGACCCTGCTGGGCATGACGCTGAATGTCAATACCGGCTGGCAGGAAGTCCACAGCGCTGACGGTGTTCAGACCTTTTCGTTTATCAAGCAGGCGGCGCCAGAGATTACGCTCAATGTCACATTTGAACACAACGCCACAGCGGTCGCAGAGAAGGCAGCCTGGCGAGCGGGCACGCCCCGGCTCATCAAACTGCTGTTTGAAGGCTCAGCACTCACCACAGGGGCGACCTACACTAAAAAGACGCTTGATATCCGGCTGGCTGGAAAGTGGGAATCCTTCGCACAGATTGACGAGCAGAACGGGAACGACATCGTAACCGGTGTATTCCGCTGCCGCTATTCGAGCGTTGCCGCTCTGTTTGCGAGCCTGACCTGCGTCTTAGATGCGGTTACGGCGCTGCCATGAAACTGATATTTTCAGAAGACCGGCTCACCCTCGGCGACCTATTGCAAATCGAGGACGGGCGCACAAATCGACAGGTCGCTCAGTTCCTGGCCAAGTTCGTTGTGGACGAGGCTGGCGTTTATGTCGAGAAGGCCGAAGCCTGGAAGTTTGTCTGCGGCATGACAATCCCCGAAAGTCGTGAGGCGATGGGAAAATTCTGGGAGTTTATTCGGAGTTTGCGGGAGGGTGCAGTAAACCCCACGAACGCCGCCAGCTAATTAGCGCCATTTACCACGGCGGGGCGGGGCCGTGGTGGATGGGCCTACTACTGGCGGCTGGAGAATGGGGCATAACGCCCTGGGACTTAGCAGGCGGCTCACGAATACAATGGTATCAGCGCTGGGTTGAGTATAAGAACCATCTGAACAAGTTTAGGATGCAAAAACAGAATGGCAACAAATGAAGTCAAGATCAAAATTACAGCGCAGGATCAAGCTAGCGGGCCGATCAGCAAGCTAACCAACACGCTTGATAAAGTCTCGCAATCTGTTTTAGGTATCAACCTGACCGACCTCGTCAACCCTGCCACTCTAGCGGCTGGCGCTATCGGGCTATTGGTTGACCAGACGAAGAAAGCCATCTCCGAAACGCTGGACTATAACAAAGCAGTTCGGGAGTTGTCCGACAATCTGGGGATAACGACAGTCGAGACTTCCATGCTCATCCAGACAGCAGACGATTTTACCGTCTCGCAAAATGACCTGACTTCTGCCCTGCAAATGGCGCTCAAAAACGGCTTTGCGCCCAGCATCGAGACTATCGCACAGATGGCAGATGAATACCTCACAATCGCTGACCCCACAGAACGAGCGGCGAAGCTGACTGAGGTATTCGGGCGCAACTGGTCAAAACTTGTGCCCATGCTCAAAGAGGGCGGAGACGCTATTCGAGCAGCCGCTGCCGCTCAGGATGAAGCCTTACTGGTGACTGAGGAGGCAGCGCAGGCTACCAGAGATTACGAAATCGCTATGGATAAGTGGGGCGACAGCGTCACGGTGCTAAAGAACAAAGTCGGTAACGCCCTGATACCTGCGCTGACATCGGTTGTCGATTGGGCGACCCAGGGTAAGAGCGCGATGGTGCAACTCAGCGAGGCTTATAAGTCCAACCTGATACCTATGGGTGAGATGCAGGATATCTCAAGTGCGCTGGCGGCGGGATCAATGACTGAGGCCGAAGCGATAGCGGCGCTCAATGCGGCTATTGCCAACTATGACACAAAACTGAGAGAGACCGACAAGATCGAAGAGATCCGCTTAGGGCGATTGGTTGAAACCAAAACGGCCACAGATGATGTCGCTACCGCCACAGTTGGGGCGACTGATATCATGAATGACTATACAAGTCAGTTGCTCTTCAACCTGGCAGCTTCAAAACTTGACGCTGAAGGAGCGATGGCGCTGGCGTATTCGATGGGTCTGGTAGACGATAACACGGTAGCGGCTTACGATAGCGTGGCAAGGCTGACAGAGATTTACGACACCAACAATGACGGCATCGTATCAGGAACAGAGAACGTTGATGCTTATGTCGCATCGTTGGCAGCGCTCGACAGGCGCATTCGTGACCTGCCAGACAAAACCAGCATTGATATTTATGTCAACACTTACGGCAGCGTTCCGAGTATTCCGACAGTTGGCGGAGGCGGTACAGCAGGGCCGGGAACGGGATCAGGTAAAGCGGTCGCCGATGCAATAGGCGGGCCAATGTACCCTGGCGAAACTCACATCGTAGGCGAAATGGGCTATCCCGAAACCGTTGTAGTCGGTGCAGGCGGAGGTTATGTTTACCCGACATCGCCGACCACTAACAATAATTACAATCTGACAATCAACAGCGCTGCACGATCAGAGCAGGTGTCGGCATCGTTTGCGCTTATGCGCGCTATGGCGAGGTGATATGACTACCGGATTATGGGATATTCTGATACCCAAAGAAACCACAAATTACGTCAAAAATCCATCATTTGAAAACAGCACGGTGACAGGATGGACGGCGTCCTCAGTCGGTGCGGGATCGTATAGCGCAGCCGTTACCAGCAACTATGCACTATTCGGCATTCAGTCGCTTGACATCTCCTGCACTGGCGTGATAACCGTCACGTTGTACCAGGATGTTACAGGGCTTACGATGGGTGATACCTATAATGGATCCGTGTACGTGCTATCTGGGGCAGCCAACACAACGCTTACCCTCAGTGATGGCGGCGGGACATCCAACCCAACTACAGCGACCAACACAGGCAGCACAAGCTGGGAGCGACTGACGGCTTCAAAAGTTGCGCCTATCGGTGGCTCTATTCGAGTGACTATCACGGTTGTGAGTTCGGTTTTTGCGGCAGTAAATCTCGATGGGGTCATGCTGGAGAATAGCGCGGTAGGCGAAACGACATACGGCATATCGACTTATTTTGACGGCGACACGCATAACTGTACCTGGAACGGCACACGTTACACCAGCGCAAGCCAGCGACCCGCTACGGCCTCGAATGGTGGTATCTGGGTTGACTTGCAAACATATTCGGCTTACGTGACAAGTGTCGTAGGGTTGGGTATCGGTGACAACGCCCTGACGATGGTGGAACACGCCATTAGGAACGGCGGAGAGGTGCGGCAGGTGAGAATACCCAGCCGTAACTTCACCCTGGGTTATACGATCAGCTCTACCAGCCAATCGGCATTGCACACAGCCCGCCAGCGGCTTGAGAACCTTTTCAGGTCTAGCAGATTCGGCGGGATTGATCCGGTATATTTTCGGTATCGTGGGGCAAGCAAGAATATCATTATTCCGGCCATCTACGAAGGTGGCATGAGTTATGTTCAGGTTGGCCAGGATGGATACGCCGAAAACATAGCCGCTCGGTTTGTACTTCAGGATGCGATGCTACTCAGGGAGACGCAGGGTATAAGCGTGCTGAACTATTCCAGCGGGATATTTACTTCGGCATTCAACATCGCCCGTTTTGACGGCGAGGTCTGGAGTACGCCAGGCATCGGGTTTAATAACACCGTCTCGGCGCTGGCTGAGGCTTACGATGGCACGATTTACGCAGCGGGCGGGTTCACCGACACCGGAGGAGGCGAGGCTTTCAACAGGATAGCGCAGTTTGACGGCGACACCTGGAGCGCAGTCGATGGCGGAATGAATGGCTACGTTTACTCGCTCGACATCTCCTCAAATGGCGACCTTTACGCAGGCGGGAGTTTCACCACCGCCAGCGATACGGCGGTAACGGTCAATCGGGTCGCCAAGTACAGTTCGGGCGCATGGAGCGCTTTGGACGGCGGGGTTGATGCTCTGGTGTATGCGGTCAAAACAGACGACCAGGGCGGTTTATACGCTGGCGGTATGTTCAGTTCGGCGGGCTCGACACCTGTCACAGTCGGCAGGTTGGCAAAGTACAGCGGCGACACCTGGAGCGCGGTACCGGCTGGTGACACGGGCGCAGATGGGGCGGTGTATGCTCTGGAGTTTGACGCAAGCGGAAACCTTTATGCAGGCGGCGATTTTGCGACCATTGGCGGGATCAGTGCGGCAAAGGTCGCCAAGTTCAACGGCACGACATGGGCAGCGATGGGAAGCGGCTTCAATGCGGCAGTAACTAGTCTGCTTTACGCCGCAGATGGCTACCTCTACGCCGCAGGGCCATTTACGGATACAGGCGGCGGGGAGACGATAAACTCAGTCGCCCGCTGGAATGGGACAGCCTGGGAGAGTTTGGGCAGTGAAGCGCTATCTGACCCGCGGTCGCTGGCATATCGAAATGGCTTGCTTTACATCGGCGCAGGCGGGATTGTTTCGGGTATGCCATTAGTGCGCTTCAATGGGTCCAATTTTTTCACGGCTGATATCAATATCCCCGGGGCAGGGCAGACGATAAACGCCATCCTGCCAACCCGCACAGGTAATAGGCTTTGGATTGCCGGAACGTTGAACGACACGACATCCACCGTAGCCGCTCAGACAGTTGTCACCAACAGTGGCACAGGTGATGCACAGCCGAAATTGACGATCATCGGCAGCGGCACGACTACAGTTTATTGGCTGGAGAACCAGACTACGGGGCAGATAATTTATCTTGACCTCGCAGTTTTGAATGGTGAGCGGGTGACGCTGGATTTCAAGAGCGGCACGATTGAGAGCAGCTTGGGTAGGAATGTCTCTTCGGGAGTGCTAAACGGCAGTGAATTCGGAGCGTTTCAGGTGGTCAGCGGCAGCAACTATATTGCAGCGTTTGCTGCCACAACAGGCACACCGAAGCTGGTGTTATCCTGGGGCGAAACGGAGATCGGGTTATGAAACAAGCCAGATGTAATGTTTGGCTGAAGACCGACCTGGGCGAAACGCTAGGAGCCCTGCAATACGATCAGCTTTCTATCGTGCGAGATGTCGAGAGTTATGACACGCTGGTTATCACAGCCAACCCGAAGCAAGCGCTATTGAACGGGGTCGCATACGATAGTTTTGTAGACCGCCGAATAACCATTGAGCGGTCTGGCGTAAACGTTCCCTACATGCGCACGGAGGGCGAATATTTTATTCGACAGGTGGTCGCCAACCGCAACAGTATCGAGTTTACCGGATATTCGGCGGAGGAGATGTTAGCCAGGCGCATCGTGGCTTACGCGGCAGGATCAACCGACAGCACGCCAACTTTACCCGCTGATGACATGATGAAGTTTATCGTGACACAAAATCTGGGATCAGGAGCGGCAGCGGCAAGGCAGCTTACAGGGCTGGCGGTCGAGGCTTATACCTCCCAGGCGGCAAGTGTCACGAAGGCTTTTGCGCACTCGAACGTGATGAGCATCCTCACCGAATTGAGAGAGATTACCCGCCAGGATGGGACGGAGGTATTCTTCAAGTTCACCCCCGATGGATCTGGCGGCTGGGTGTTCAGAACCTACGCCGGGCAGGTTGGGTTAGACCGGACGCAAAATGCACTGCATCTATCCGAGAGCAACGAGAACTTTATTCTTGACGCCATTGGGTTTGACGCAAACGAAGAGGTTACGTATATGTATGTTGGCGGAGCGGGTGTTGAAGCGGCCCGATTGATTGGGACGGCTGAGAATACCGCAAGGGTTGTTTTGTCGGCTTACAATCGGCGGGAGGCGTTTTACAACTCCAGTCAAGAAAAGACACAGGCAAGCGTAGATTTCACGGCTTCACAGGAACTATCACGCCGCAGGGCGCGCCGGATATTCAGCGGCACGATTGTGGAGCGGCCCGACTACCGTTATGGCATCGAATGGGATTTGGGCGACATCCTGACCGCTGAGCAGGATGGGCGGGCTTATACTGTGATGGTGCGTAAGGTCGGCATCAAAATAGACGAGACGGGCGAAACCATAGCGGCGCAGGTTGAGGTGCAATAATGGCGACTGACGATATCATCCGAAAACTTGACCAGCTGGAGAAAGACATCGCAACCCTGATGGTGAACGAGGGCTTTGGGACGGCTGGGGGCGCATTATCTGGCGCTGGCACTGCGGGAAGAATAACGGAATGGGCGACATCTAGCACGCTGCAAAGCTCCACTCTCATCAAATCGGGCGCTGGACTATTGACGCTTTCGGCAGGCGCAGACTACACCCTGACTGTGCCGGCGACTGGCACGGCGGTGGTGGGGAGCGGAGCGGCGGGACAGCTGGGATACTGGAGCGCAGCCAATACCCTGACAGGATCGGCTACTGCAAAGATCAGTGTTGGAGCGCAGGCTACAACGCTAACCCTGGATCACGAATTTGCATACCTGAAACTGTACGCGTCGGCTTATGACTCCAACTCGTCCAGCATTTATTTTGCACGCAACGGAATAGCGGGCGAGAACATCGCAGGCATCCGACTATCGCAGATAAGCGGGCCGGCAAGCCAGCCGCAGTTGGATATCGGGATAGTTCAACTGGGTATCACCGGATCGACGCTAAGTTTCTCGACCTACAATGACACGCTTGGGAATGTACCGGGTGTTGTATGGACGCCGACAGACGTGCGCCTGCACGTGTCGGGCATCCAGACAGGCAACCTGGCAAAGCTGGCAGTTGGCGGCGGGATATGGGCGAGCGGACAAATACAATCAACCGTAGCAACAGGCACCGCGCCGTTCGTGATTGCATCCACAACCGTGAACACAAATCTGAACGCCGACCTACTGGACGGACAGCACGCCAGTGATTTCGCAGCAGCCGGAAGTTATGTACCCACGGCGCGCACGATCACCGAGGGCGCAGGGTTGGCGGGTAACACCTACGACCTTAGCGCCAACCGGACGCTTGCGATGGGGACGCCAAGCACGCTGACGGTAAGCACGACCAACAGCGCCAGCGGGACAACCCACAGCCATGCCATAACCAGCAGCAGTAACCCTGGGGCGGCTGCAGCGGTGCTGGCAAGTAATGCAAGTGGGTATTTGCGATTAGTGCGGCTGGGGTTGGGGGTTGACCCGACCGCAGCGCTGTCATTTGTAGCGGGGACTACGGCAGCGGCGGGGATTGATTTCGGTGGAGATGTCAACCTGTACCGAGCCAGCACGACTACGCTGCAATCTGATAATTACATTCGGGCGGTCAGATTTGGCAGCGGGCGAGCTCCGCAAACGACATTTGACGCGATTGCCGACACGTCTATCACGCTTCAGGCGGTAGTGCACTCGGCAACATTGACAACCGATGGTAATTTCATCTTCACAAAATCACACGGCACAACTGCTACTCCAGCAGCGCTTTTGAACAATGATGTGATTGGATCGTTCCAGTTTAAGGGATACTATGATGCCACCAATGTCACGACATCAAAAGCCAAGATTTATGCCCTGGCGAATGAAGCATGGTCATCCACCAATCAGGGGACAAAGATTTCGTTTGCTGCAACGCCCAACGCCAGTACAACGCTGACCGATATTGCGGTGATTTATGGGGATGGGTTGGTTGTCAACGAGGGCGGAAACGCTGGGATTGACACCCGCTTCGAGAGCGACACCGAACCGAATATGTTATGGCTGGATGCGAGCGCGGACGCGTTGTATTTGGGCGGGGCAACCAACTATACCAAGATCGATAAAGCTGGACTGATAACCACCAGGGGACGGCGGGACGCGGTAACGACAAAGACCGCAAACTATACGGCAACCAGCAACGATGAGGTAATTGTCGCCAACAAAGCCACAGCGATTACGATCACCCTGCCGGCAGCGACAGGCAGCGGGCAGCATTATCACATTGCCAGCATCGGGGCCGGGGCCTGTACAATCCAGGCTGCTGGCGCCGAAACGATTTGGGGCAGCAATACACAAACCCTATACCAGTACGAGAGTATTGATATTTGGGATTATGCAGCAGGAGTGTGGACGCCATGAGTATTATTGGGACTATTCGAGACAGTGTTAGCGGTCTTGTCGCCAGTGTTGAAGCGCGCAAGCAGACCCCAACCGGAAATGCCCTGAATGTGCAAATTTGGCCGGGCGATATTATAAGCAATATACCTATTATGCTTGACCTTGAGCAACACCAGATTCATGAGGGCGAAACGCATCACGTACAATCTGAGCAACTTACAATTGGGACTACAACCGTAAAATACGGGTTGACAGTCCCAACTTACGCCACAACGATACAAGCGCCGCATCTGCTAATTAGCGCTGACGCTTACGATGGGACTGTTTTAGTAAGGCTCTACGAGGGCGCAACGTTCACAGGCGGGGCGCTAATTACAGCCTACAACAAAAACCGCAACAGCGCCACAGCTCCAGGGATGACGGTCACGGGCGGTATAACAAGCACAAATGGAACATTGATTGACACAATGTTTATCGGAGCTGGGCAAAAGGCCGCGGCGGGCGGGCGCTCTGAAAGTGAGTGGGTATTGAAAAGCAATACAATCTATCGGGTTGACGTTATCGGTCAGGTGGGCGCAACGCAGGCAATTATTCAATTTCAGTGGTACGAGGATTTAGGCGTATGAGCGCAGTAATTATCAAACCTACAGGCTACGGCACGCCGGCACAGTTTTGGCGATTGTCTGACGTGGACATCTGGCGCAAGCAGGGTGGTGGAATGCGGGTCACGATTGCGGGATATGTCTCGCAGGAAGCATACGAGGCGGGGGCGGAGCCGATCAGCTACTACACCAAAGAATTGACGCAGGACGAGATCCCGTTCGACCTGAACAACCTTGCGCCAGGCACACCCGCTTATGCACTGTTTGGCCTGATGTATACTCAGGTTATGGCAGACCCATTTTTCACCGGCGCAAAACCGATATAGAAAGGACACGACATGAAAGAGTTTATCGAACTTCGTGAAGCAGAACTCAAGGCAGACCTTGAGAAGATCGCCACCCAGCTGGCAGACCTGCAAGCCACTGCACAGCGCATCCAGGGCGCTCTGCTGATGCTGGGCGAGTTGAAGGCCAAGCAAACCGAAAGCTAACAGGGGGTTGACTAAAATACCCCTCAACCTGCGCTCCTCAGGCCAGTGTCAACTGGTAAACTGACTATTGACACCGTATGTATATATATGTATAATGTACATAGTTAGTAAACGATATCAAAAAGGAGCTTGAATGGACGAACCGAAAACAGACCTCGCAGTATTGAAGACCTACTCCCTGAACATGGACACCATCGGCAAAATCGCAGTATTGGCCGAACGCCTGAACATGAGCAAGGGCGCTGTCGTCCGGCTGGCAATCGATACACTCTACGCCGAAAACACCCAGACCGTCACCCAACCCGCATAAATAAAACGCCCATCCGCTGGGCCTCGAAAACACAGCGAACGGGCAAAAGGAAAGACTATGACCGATTGTAACACACTCCCCTCAACCTTTGAAGTCCTTCAGACAGCCCAGACCGCCCTGGTCAACTCCGAGTTGAAGAAAGACGCCGCATGGAAAGCATATTCAGAAGCGATTGACGACTACCAGCGGGGTTATATCACACACGCCAAAGTCGAACAGATGGCCGATAACGCCGCCGCTCTCGAAGCCCAGGCATCAGTCCTCTGGCGATCAGTCGAGAGCGCAAAGGCTGACCACCTCGCATATTTAGCCGCACAAGAGGAATTTGAAACCATGTGCGACTGCACGCCGATCTACACCTGCCCGATTTGCACCAGCCGGGCGCACAATTCCGAAATCGAATATTAGGAGCATATCATGAGCGATCAGAAGTCACTCACTGTTACCAATTATGACAAGGTCAAAGCCCTGGCTAAAAATACCCAGGTTATCCAGTCATTCGCCAGCATCACCGGCAGCAAAACCAGCGCCGTGGCCTATATTAGCAGCGCACTACTCGCAGTCGCCAGTAATAACGCTTTGATGGAGTGTGAACCCGCCAGCATCATGTCGACCGCTCTGCGTGCCGCATCTCTGCATCTGTCATGCGATCCATCGCTCGGACAGGCTTATCCGGTGCCATTCAAGGGCAAAGCGACTTTGCAACTTGGCTACCGTGGTATCGAGCAGTTAGCCCTCCGAACTGGCAAATACCGTTTTATCAACACCAGCTATATCAGCGAAGGTCAGTCTATCGAGATTGACGAACTCACCGGACAGGCACGCATTCACGGTGCAAAATCAGTCGGCGGTAAAGTTATTGGCTATTTCAACTATTTTGAACTGTTCAACGGATTTAGCCACGCTCTGTATATGACCGTTGAAGAAATTCAGGAACACGGCAATAAATACAGCCAAAACTTCAGTAACCCCACTTCAAAGTGGAAAACAGAATTTCACAAAATGGCGATGAAAACCGTTCTCCGGCTCAACTTATTGCGCTATGGCGTGATCGAGCAGCGTGAACTGGTGCAGGGCGAAATGCATCAGGAAAACACCGGCGATGAACCGATTGTATTTGAAACAACTTTTGAAGATGTCATTATCGAAGTTGAACCGCCAGCGCCCGCCCGGACAACGAATGAGGTTATGTCTGATTTAGGCTTTGACACTCCCGCTGATGAGGAATGGCAGTCAGTGGGCGCTCAACAGAATGACCCTGATCCTGATATTGATTACCAACGCCCGCCAGCTAAACCGGCAGCAAAACAACCCGTCCCCGCTCAACCCGCCAAGCTCTCCAATGGCAACGGAAAAACGCCCAGCACGCCTGCTGAATGGCTTATCGAAAACGGTCTAGCTGATAACGACTTTTCTGCCAATGGCATGATTAAGCTTTTCGGGAAGACAGTCACATCCGAAAACAAAGATGCTTTCAAGCAGTGGGCACGCCTTTACCGGGCGCATCGTGACCTGGGCGCAAAGTCCGAGGAAGCCGCCGCTAAGGCTCACAACGGTAAGGTAGTCAAGTGAAGCGCACATTTGCAGGCGCAGACCTGCGCACCTGGATCATCGCTATCATCGTGGTCGTGGCCTTCATCCTGCTGCCCGCCCTTATCCCCTAACTACCCCTCCCCGCCCGTGGGGATAAACGCGGGCAGGAGAGTTTTATGAACGCTTTGGAATTACTCGAACAACTGGCAAATGTAGAAGCACAAGCTGCTATTATCAACATTCACTTTGACGACCTGCGCAAGAATATCTTGACCCCTGAAATCCAGGCAGAACTGGCAGAGATCGAAGCAGAGCGGGCCGAAACGATGAAATCAGTCGCCGCTGGCATCGAAACCTTGCGCGAACAAATCAAGGCCGCCGTCATCGCCAATGGCGCAACGGTCAAAGGCTCTATGTTCCAGGCGGTCTATGTAAAAGGCCGCGAAAGTTGGGACACGAAAGCGCTTGACGGATACGCCGCCGCTCACCCTGAGATTATGCCATTCAAGCAGATTGGAAGCCCGTCTGTGACTATTCGGGGGACGAAATGAAACTGTACAAGGTACTGGACAATAATAAATCATGCTCAGGAGGATCGTTCGATTGGACGGATTATCTGCCCGATGGAGACAACCCTGGCAAATGGACGCCTAACCGTGATGCAGATTTATGCTCCTCCGGATGGCACGGAACGAATGCTAAACATATTATCGAATTTTTGGACGGAAACCAATTATTCGAGGTCGAAGCGCTAAACGAAGTTTGGGACGATGAAACCAAAAAGTTTACGTCTAATACAATGCGATTGGTGCGCAAGATTGACGCTTATAACGACAAAACATTACGCCTGTTTTCGGTCTGGTGCGCCAGACAGGTGCAGCACTTGATGACAGACGAGCGCAGTATCGAAGCTCTAGATATAGCCGAGCGCTACGCAAATGGAAATGCCACCTATGAAGAATTGGCGGCCGCATGGGACGCCGCACGGGCGGCCGCACGGGACGCCGCAAGGGACGCCGCAAGGGACGCCGCATGGGCCTCCGCAAGGGACGCCGCAAAGGACGCCGCATGGGCCGCCGCATGGGCCGCCGCACGGGACGCCGCAAGGGACGCACGGGCGGCCGCACGGGACGCCGCATGGGCCGCCGCATGGGCCGCCGCATGGGCCGCACAGGCCAATAAAATGATTGAGATGCTAGGAATTGGAGAATAGCGAAATGAGCGAGAAAGAACCATCCGTAGCAGAGGTGTGGGCAGTTGATAGCAACGATTGCCCATATGGCAATAATCCCATTGAAGATGACGAAGAAGAGACCCCCGCACCCGCTCTTATCGCCATTCTTGACGCCTACGATCCCGACAATGACGGCCCATCGGCACGCATCACCCGCACCGATTACAGGATCGCTGAGGCCCTGACAAACATCGAAAGCATCGTGCGCCGCCAGCACTACGAGATTGAGCAGCTAAAAGCGGCTTTGGCCGAAAAGCCGCAGGAGATGCCCTACTAATGGCTACTCCTGAGTACACCAGGCTTAGAGCAAGCATCACGGACGCCGATTGTCTGCGGGCGTTCGACTACCTTTGCGCCCATGTCGGCTACTCTAACCGGATCAGCATCGAAGCGATAGCGTCAAGCCTTTTCGGGGCCGGCACTGATGGCAATATCCGCAAGGCTCGCGACATCGTGGAGCTGCTGAGGACTGAGTACGGTATCGCAGTTTGCAGTTCGTCCGGCAAGTCGGGGCGCTGGCTGGCATCTTCGCAGGCTGAGCTTGACGAGTGCCTGGGCGACTTCGTGTCACGGCGAAACTCGCTGGACGCCACTATTTCGGCTCTGCGCAGGGCGACTATTCCGGTGCCGGCTGAGGTCAGGCGAGCGCCGGTTATGCAGCCGAGTTTGTTTTAGGAGATATAAGAATGGATTATCAAGACTTTTTAGAGAATAAAATTATGGTCGTGAAAGACGCAGGCTTCGAGATCGAAGAGGGTGACTTTACACCAGGCGTATTATTTCCACACACAAAAGACGCCGTTCGATGGGCTTGCAGGTTAGGCCGGGCGCTGATTGCGATGTCTTTTGGTCTAGCAAAAACCCGGACGCAGATCGAGATCGCAAAACAGATCGTAAATAATAACCCTGGGCGAAGCTTTCTGATTGTTTGTCCTCTCGGGGTCAAGCACCAATTTCAAGAAGAGGATGGCCCGGCCCTGGGTACACGCTGGCAATATGTCAGGACAGACGAAGAGATTACGGCGGCTAATTCGCCTTTCCTGATTACAAATTATGAGCGCGTCCGAGACGGTGACATTCATCCTGTTTTGCACCCGATCATAGGTGTTTCACTGGATGAGGGCAGCGTTATCCGTTCGCTAGGGTCAAAGACGTATGACGTATTCACCGATGCTTTCGAGCATTTACCCTACAGATTCGTAGCAACTGCCACACCTAGCCCGAATGACTATAAGGAGTTGATCTATTATGCTGAGTTTTTAGGCATTATGGATCATGGCCAGGCTCTTACCCGATTTTTCAAACGTGATACAGAACGTGCCGGGCATCTTACCCTGCACCAGCAGCATGAAAAGACATTCTGGCTATGGGTCGCATCCTGGGCGCTATTCCTCTTCACGCCGGGAGACCTGGGGTACTCCGATGAAGGTTACGTTTTGCCGCCTCTCCATGTCAATTGGGTCAAGGTTCAAGTCGATCAAACCAGAGCATGGAAACAAACAGACAAATTCGGGCAGCATCGTTTGATTTTAGACGCTGCCGCCGGTGTATCGGAGGCGTCCGCCGAAAAGCGGGAAACACTTTCCGCACGTGTCGCAGCGATGAAGGAAATTATCGACCAACGCCCAACCGATCATTGGCTTATCTGGCATACCCTAGAAGCCGAACGCCGGGCGATTGAAGACGCAGTACCGGAAAGTCTATCAGTCTACGGTTCGCAGGATCTTGAGCTGCGTGAACAACGTATTCTTGGGTTTGTGCATGGAGACGTGCAAATTCTGGCGACAAAACCGGAGATTGCAGGATCCGGTTGCAACTTCCAGCGACATTGTCATCTAAATATCTTTTTAGGAGTTGATTACAAATTTCAAGACTTTATCCAGGCTGTCCACCGCACCTATCGTTTTCAGCAGAACAAAGAAGTCGAGATATTTGTCATATATGCCGAAAGTGAACAGTCGGTGATTGACGTGCTAAAACGCAAATGGCAGCAACATAACGAACTACTGCAAAACATGAGGGACATCATCAAGCGCTACGGGATGTCTCACGAAGCGATGAAGAAAGACCTGAAAAGGAGTATTGGAATTATGCGCACTGAGATCAAAGGTAAATTATTTACGTTCGTCAATAATGATTGTGTCGCCGAAATAAAAAATCTTGACACAAACAGCGTAGGGCTTATTCATACGTCAATCCCATTTGGTAACCATTACAGCTACACGACCAGCGCCGAAGACTTCGGACATAATCCGTCTGATGCAGACTTCTGGGTACAGATGGATTATCTCATTCCTGATTTATTCCGAGTGTTGAAGCCGGGACGTGTCGCCGCTATCCATGTCAAGGATCGCATTCTTTACGGTCACCAGACAAAAAGCGGCTTCATGGAGGTATCTGAGTTCAGCGATGATTGCGTCAAAGCATTCCGAAAACACGGTTTTATGTTTGAGGGTCGCCGAACAATTGTTACTGACGTTGTCCGGGAGAATGCGTCTACATATCGCCTGGGTTATACCGAGATGACTAGGGACGCCTCAAAGATGGGCAGCGGATTACCTGAGTATTTGCTATGTTTCCGCAAGCCGCCGTCAAGCCCGGATACCGCCAGGGCGGACGAGCCTATCGTGAAATCGAAAGACGATTACAGCCGGGGCCGCTGGCAGTATGATGCTCACGCATTCTGGCGCTCTAATGGCGACCGGCCGTTAATGCCAGATGAACTTTACAGCTACGCTGATCAGGTCTCCGCCGCTGAAGAGCTTGACCGCAAAGACCGTCTTTCAAGCAGTTTTTTTATGCACCCGCCAAAGTCTCCGACTGATTGGGTCTGGGATGATATCGTTTCGATGCGGACGCTGAACTCTGAGCAAAGCCGAAGTCGTGAACAGAATCATATCTGCCCGCTGCCTTTCGATATCGTTGAGCGGTCAATCCGTTTGTACTCCAATCCTGGCGATCTTGTCCTTGACCCATTCGGCGGTATCGGCACCGTCCCCTATATGTCAATCAAGATGGGGCGAAAGGCTTACGGGGTCGAGCTCAAACCGGAATACTTCCAGTGCGCCGTGAAATACTGCCAAAATATGGAGCGCGAAGCCCTCGCACCAACACTATTTGATTTTTTGCAGGCATCTCAACCATCAGCCGTTGAAAGCTAAGAGGTCGTAGAATGGCCGATTATTGGATGAAGCTATATATCGAAGTTTTGGACGATCCTAAAATGGCAACATTGCCAGATCGTCTATGGCGGCGAATAATCGAACTGTTTCTGGCAGCTAAACGTTACAACAAAGACGGAGAGCTGCCGGAAACGGCACAAATAGCCTGGATTTTGCGAGTATCTCCAGACGATCTATCGCTTGACCTGCGCCAGATTGAAAGCATGGGCATTATCAAGCGTTTACCCGATGGCGGCTGGTATGTGGTCAACTTCCTGAAGCGCCAGGCTGCCGTAGGAACTAACGAGCGGGTAAAGTCTCATCGGGAGCGTAAACAGCATGAACAATATAGCGATAACGAAGATGTAACGAATTTGAAACGAAACGTTACACAGAGACAGAGTCAGAAGCAGAATACAGAGTCAGAAGCAGAAACAGAAACAGAAACAGAGAGAGAGCAGAAAGACGCGCGTCTTTATCTGTCCCCTGACACCTCCGATATCCAGCGGGTGTTAGAAAGCATCACCGGCATACCAGTCACCCCAGACGCCGCCACGGTAGTCGATCAGATATTACAGATGGGCGCCTCCAGGGAGGATATCCAGAACGGTTATAACTGGTTGAAGAACCAGGGCAAGCAGTTTCGATATTACGGCTCGCTTGTTGGCCCAACTAGAACGGCGATGGCTTCACGGCGTGGCAAGGCTCCCAATATGGTTATGGCAGGATACAGCCGGGTGGGTGAGGAATGAGCGATAATACCGAAACATTCCAGATATATTCGCCTGCCGCTGAAAAGGCCGTTATCGGTGCGCTGCTGATAAACCCAGAAGCTATTCGGGATATCGACCTGACCGCAAAAGACTTTTATATCTTTGCGAACCAACTCACTTTCGAGGTCATTCAGTCGCTTTCACAGCGGGGTGTGTCGCCAGACTATGTAACCCTGGGGACTGAGTTTGACCGCCGGGGAATGCTCAAAGATATCGACATGGCCAGCCTTGTGGAGATGATGACCTTCACGCCCAACAGCCTGAATTTCGAGGGCTATGCCGCTGAGGTCAAAGATCGCTCAATTCGCCGCCAAAAGCTGCTGCTGCTCACAAAAGCCGCTAAACTTTGCGGAGACCTGACAAATGACTTTACCGAAGAGTTCAGCAGATGGATAGCTACCGCCGCTTCAGATATCACAGTCGGCAAAGGCGCTGAACACTGGCAGGAATTTCTATCACTTGCAGATCAGTTTGTCCAGGAGCGGGCTGCTGACCCTGGCAAAGTCTGGGGACTTCCGACAGGCTTTGAGGATTACGACTTCGCTACTGGCGGTATGCAGCCGGGTGAGGTGATCCTTCTCACTGGTGAACCAGGCGTAGGAAAGTCGTTTTTCTTGCTTCAATGGGCGATGAACCTGGCGAAAAGCGGCACCGCTGGCGCGATCTACTCGCTGGAAATGCTAGCCCGCTCCGTAGCACTCAGGGCAATTTCGATGCAGTCTGGGGTCAGGTCAAAGTCTCTCAAACAGGGCCTGACCGATAGCACCGATTGGGAGAAATATTACCAGGCGCTCTCCGAATTATCCGAGATGCCAGTCTACATGTCAGACCGCCCAGGGTGGACGGTATCATCGATGCGTGCCGATCTTGCCCGGCTGAAAGTCCGCCATAATGCCCGCTGGTTTATGGTTGATTATTCTTACCTCATGGCCGATGGCGATAAAGAAGGTTGGGACGAAATCCAAAAAACACAGTTCGTTATTTCGGGTCTAAAGCGCATCTGCAAAGAACTGGACATGTCCGGGCTAGTCATCCACAGCATGAACAAAGCCGGACATCAGGATCCGACCAAGCTGACCTCACTTCGAGGCGGCGGTCAGGTGGCCTATGATGCTGACATCGTTCTCAGTCTGACTACGCCGGACGAAATGCGCCCCA